CATTGACTGGCCCGCCGACGCCCGCGCCTTGTCGTGGCGCTTCGATGCGGGGCAGGGCGCGGGCCAGGACTTCGGCGCGACCATCACCGCCGCTATAGCCAAGGCGATTGGGGGGAGGAACTGCCGCAGAAAGGATCAGCCATGCCTGACCGCATCCAACAACGCTTCTCGAATTGGTTGGCGTGATGTAAGCTGCGCGCAACCGCAACAAGGAGGCCACAATGGCACAAAATACGACAATCAACTGCGCTCCTGGCGAATGGACGCTCCTCACCGACAGCAACATCACAATGCTGACCTTCCAGAACCGGCGCGGTGGCGATGTGCTGATCGCCGTCACCGCTACCCCATCCCCCCCATCCACGCTGGCGGCAGGCGTAATTTACAAGGCGGGAGAGGGGGAGGTCGGCCTAGACCTGGCGCTTTTGCAACCAGGCGTAACCCTCGGCGCGCGCGTTTACGCCTACGCCCAAGGCGAAGCCGCCGACGTGTTCGTGTCACATGCGTAGGATGCGAGGCAATCGCGGAGTGCGAGGCAGCGGCTGCGACCAGAGGGCTCGGCAGGGACCAAATGGCGTGGTAAACCCACACTTCGATGGGCAATCGCCTTGGGTGTTCGACCCGATCATCTCTGGCGTTCCTTGGGCAATTGCTGGCGGAGTGGCGAGTGTGCCAGGCACACAGCCCAACGCGACTGATCTCCGACAAGGCAACGTTCCAGCGGCGCGCGGAAAACGGTTTGTGGCGCGCGTCAACGTCGTGACCTGCAATGCGTTCGGTATCAGATTGTTTGGGATCACTTCGTCTTGGTCGCACGGTTCGGGTGGCATTTCGGTATTCAGCCCCGGAGTGCGCGCTTACCTTCTGCGGTATATCGGCACAAGCACGGCCGTTCTCGTGGGTTTCAGGGCAGGTGATAACGCGGTGGCGTCTATTGACGACGTGGAGCTGCGGGAGCTGTTCTGATGGTGACGCAGACTTGGACCTACGAGACGAGCCCTGTCGCGTGGGCCTACAAGCGGGATCGCGCGTTTGCGAGCTTCATCATCGGTCCGGTCGGGTCCGGCAAGTCGGTGCCCAGCCTTCAACGAATTCTTGATCTCGGCCAGGAGCAGGCGCCCAGCAGCGACGGCAAGCGCAGGTCCAGGTTCGCCGTGATCCGCAACACCATGCCCGAGCTGCGATCCACAACGGCGGTAACCTATCAGCAGATTTACCCGGCCGACGCGTTCGGGGATATCATCTGGCGATCACCGGCCACGCATATGATCGCGCCGCGCAACACCGACCTGGAGATCGAGGTCAACCTTATTGCGCTCGACAGGCCACAGGATGTGAAGAAGCTCCTTTCGCTGGAATTGACCGGGGCGTTCATCAATGAGATGCGGGAGGTTCCGCGATCCGTGATCACTCGTTTGACCGAGCGGGTCGGCCGGTTCAGGGTGAACGAGCGCCCGACCACCTGGAGCGGTATCTGGGGCGATACGAACCCGCCTGACGCCGATCATTGGCTGTATGGCTGGCATCACCGCGACACGCCGGAGGGATACCGCTTCCATCAGCAACCGCCGGGTGTCGTGGAGGTCAAACCGCGCGCTGGTGGTGCCGAGATCATTGACGAGAATTTCCCCGAGTATCAGGGGCTCAAGCTCACGTCGGCGGAGGTGCTGATCTGGTATCGCGGCGCGGCGCGGCGCGTCGAGTGCCCGATTGAGGTGATCCGCTCGGCCGAGAGGTTCTGGATCGTGAACCCGTGGCAAGAGAACCTGGTCGCACTGTCCCGCGTCGATGTTGGCGCGAACCCGCTCGGAGTGGGCAGCTACTACGGCCGCGCGCTGGCAGGCAAGACGATCGAGGAAATCCAGAGCTACCTCCAGGGCGTCTATACCTTCGTGACCGACGGGCGGCGCGTGGTTCCGCAATACAACGGCCAAGTGCATGGCGTCGATCATCTGCCGATCCTGCCTGACGAGCCGGTGTTCATCGGGGCCGACATTGGCGGCGGGACTCTCCAGCCGTCGGCGCTCCTGTTTCAGCGGCATCCGCGCGGCGTGTTGCTCGCGCACCGCGAAGTGGTATGCTTCGACATGGGGATCAAGCGCTTTGGCGAGCTGGTAGGCGAGGCGCTGGTGAAGCACTTTCCTGACCATGTGACCAAGGGGCTGACCGGCAAGGGCTGGGGCGATCCGGCTGGGGGCACACGCGACGAGATATTCGAGACGGCGAGCTTCGACTGGCTGCGCACGCAACACGGGATCACCTTGGAGCCCGCGCCGACGCAAGATCCGAAGATGCGGATCGCTGCGATTGCCGGGCCATGCGAGCGGATGATCGACGGCAAGCCTGGGCTTCTGTTGAACAAGCGCAACTGCCCGATGTTGCACAAGGGGCTGATGGGGGCTTGGCACTTCAAGCGCGTGGCGGTGTCCGGCGAGGATCGCTATGCCGACAAGCCCAGCAAGAACGACGAAAGTCACATATGCGACGGGGCCGGTTACGGCTTTCTCGGGGTGGGCGAGTTCGACCGGCTGGGTGGGCGCGTGACCGATGGCCGCGCCCACGGGTCGTTCCAGGCGGATGGCGACTTTGACGTGTTTGCACGAACATGAAGCCGCCGGACGCGCAGAGCGGAGGGGAAAGAATGACCGATCGTATGACAGCGGCCCAGCTCCAGGCGTTCTACAAGGCAGACGGCGACACGCGGCCGCGACAAGACCGAGAGGGGCCGATCCACAAGGCGATCCTGCAATTCTTGGCCTTGGCCCTGCCGCGCGATGCACTCTACCACCACAGCCCCAACGAGCTGGACATGGCCGGGGCCGAGGCGGCGCGCCAGATCGCCAAGGCGCGCAACCTTGGCACCAAGGCGGGCTGGCCCGATATCGAGATCATATGGCAGGGCCACGCCTACTTCCTGGAGGTTAAAGCGCGCACCATGCAGAGCGATGCGCAGAAGGATATCCAGGCCGGCCTGGTGCGGGCTGGTGCGCCCTATGCCGTGGTGCGATCCGTGGTCGAGGCAGAAGCTGCACTGAAGCGATGGGGGCTGACATGACCGATCCCGTTCTCGACCTGTCCATTCCGTCGCTGGTGCGGGCGTGCAAGGGTAACGTGGCGATGCTGCCGAGCTTCATGGTGCATAACGACGCCGTGTGGCCGCGCGCCTGGGTGGTCAGGACAGACAGCAAGGGCCGCATTCACATGCGCCGCTCAGCTTTCCTCCACGCCGTGGTGGGCAAGCTGCCGATCCGCGAGGGCATCTGGCACCGCAGCGACGTGCAGGAGTTCCACCTTGATCTCCAGCCGCACCACCTCCAGGGGGCGAGCGACCAAGAGGGCGGAAACCGGAGATCGGCGGCCCGCGCGGTAGTCAAGGCCGATTGGGCCGGACGCATACAGGGAGATGGGTTCTATGGGGTTGCTCCATCCAGGGATCACCGGCCACAGGACGTTGCACGAGATGTTGCAGAGGCTAAGGCCCGAGGAACAAGCGGAAGCGTTCGCTCAACCGTATTTGCCCGAGATGGTGGCGACGACGGCTAAATGGGCGTGGACGCTGGAGGACGACGCGGGCGAGTTCGTGGCCAGCATGGCGATCATGCCGGACGTGAACCGGCGCGGCTGGTTCGTCTCATACCCCGGCGCTCGCATCCGATCCTCTGCCGAGCTGCGGCCGCTGTTCCGGCTCTACACGATCTTTCGCGATAGCGGCGCGGTGTATGACGAGCTGCGCGCGTGGGTGGCCTCAGACGACGCAAGAGCGATTAGATTTGCCGAATGGTTCGGTTTTCGGTTAGATTGTGGGCCAGCGACAGGCTTTTCCCCGACCGGGCGGGACTTGAGCTTATACCTATGGAGGCGATGATGAGCGGAATTTTCGGAGGCGGGGCCAGCAAGGAGGCCAAGAAGCAGGCGGCGCAGGCGCGGCGCGAGATGCAAACCTCGAACGAGGAGGCCGGTCGGGCACAGCAGCGCGCCGAGCGCGGCAGTGGCTCCGGCGCGGGCACACGGGGCCGTGACATGCTGATCGGCAATCTGTCCACGCGCCTCAAGAAAACGCTCGGGGGCTGATCGTGGCACAGTGGAACGTTGACAAGGCGTGGAAGGCGATCTCTGCCGCGAAGCGCGACAAGGAAGCCTCGGACGAGATTTACCGCGAGGCGATGGAGCTGACGTTCCCCGACCGCGAGAATTTCACCAAGCGCAAGGAAGGGCAGCAGAAGGCCGCTTACAACTGGGACAGCACGCCCCAGGTGTCGGTGATCCGAGCCGCAAACCGCCTCTCCTCGGACTTCACGCCGCAATTCCAGGACTGGTTTGAGATCGGGCTGGGGCCAGCGGCCGAGCAAATGCCCGACGAGACGTTCAAGGAAGTCGTGGGCAAGGAGAAGGACGAGGCCAAGGCCGAGCTGGAGGCCGTCACGAACATCGTGCAGGCCGTGTTCAACGGGCCGGGTTTCCCGACCGCATCGAACGAAACCTACATTGACTGGCACTATGGCCA